TTAGGCGCCTTTAAAAGAAGGAACGCTTGAACACTGTGCCGGTGCTGTCGCTTGGGTCGCAATAAGAGCTTTAATCGCTGATTGCGTCCGCTTCGTCCACCATTCATCGATTTTGGTCAGCACATAAGATGCTGCGGCCAGAGAAGCGACGAATACGATCGTGACGATAGTAAGGGCTGGGACCTTGCCCAATGGCGCAACGTAGATAAGCACCAAGCTTACCAGAGAACTCATTATCAGCATGTGGACGGCATACATGGCAAACGAATACCGGCCCAACGCGACCAGCCATTTTGCATTCATCACGTTCCTGACGAGTTCGTTCCCCACCACGCCGAGAATGAAACTCACACCAGCTAAGGTGTAGATCAACCAACCTTTCTGATCGTCACTACCCCAAGGGATGAACGCTGTGGGCCAGTAAGCCGCGTTTGCGGGACTGAACCGATAGAAAAGAAAGCCAATCACAATGAGGCCAAGAGATACGGGAAGTTTCAGCGAAAACTGCGGGCGCTGATACAAAAAGGCTGAAAGGGCAGTCCCGACCACAAAAGGGGTCAAGCGCCAAGCAGTGAACTGGAGAGCAATAAAAGCTAATCCAGTCAGTACGTAGACAACTCTCATTGGAGCTTTGAAAAACACCATGGCGAGACCAAAGGTAATGAAGCTGCCGTACAGTTCGTGATGCATTGTCCAAAGGGACACATTGAACTCGCTCCTGTTCTCAAAAAGCGTTCCAAACAGGCCTTGCCAGAGAGCGGTAGCAAAATCCGGTACAAAGTGTTCTGTTGCGTTAGGGAAGCCATAGCTAGCGAACCAGGTTGAGCCGGATATTTCTGAAGCTGTTTTCGAATAGTTCCATCCTAGAACAGTGATCAGATAGGAACCCATCACAGTCAAAAACACTAATAACATCAGTCGGGGGAATCGGTTTAGCGCCGCCACAGCGATCGTGCTTGTGTTGCCTCCTGATCGAAAGAAAGAGAGCGGTAGTACAACGCCGGAGAGGACGAAAAACACTACAACGGCTGCTGAGCCGTTTGTCAGCGCTGAATAGAGATTTCGGCTAACGCCCGTCAAGTTACCCGGCTGAGCGAAGCAACCAAAAAAGTGACCAGCCACTACGGAGCAGGCTGCAAGGCCACGGATAGCCTCCAATTCACCGCGCTTTTCGCGCTTCAACTCGCTTGCCATGTTCCCCCCGGAAAATGTCGTTTCTACATAAGCGCGGTTCGACTGAGCCATATCTTCCGCTGTGTCAACAGCAATGTAAGCGAGAACTAATTCAACCGCATTCAACTTTTGCTACGAAGTGTCATGCGATCTAGGATTGGCGACTTCAGATTGCTCATTTGTCTGCGTGTTACGCCGGCGCTCCTTCAGGCCAAACTATGGCTTCAACGGCCTCTTGCGTTTCTGCCGCGAGAACCAGCGCAGTGAGGTTGGCAAGTTTGGTTTGCCCATGGACTACATGCGCTTTTCCGTCGCGGCCTGCTTGCTGGATTTGGGCGGCAGTATGCATTTTCCAACTCCATTGACCGTCAGTGTCGCGTACCCAGAAAGGCGTTTCCCAATCTTCAGAAAGTCCCGGGACGATACTGTCGGTGACCGAACCCATAAGATTGAGCTGATCTTTGATGTTGCTCGGATAGTTGTGCACCGCCCCAAGCGCCGACGAGGTGAAGCCGCTGATGATCATCTGCTCGCAGGCACCGGACAAACCGGCTATGCGGCGCTGGCGGGCGGCGTCCAAAGCACTTGATGCTACGATGAGACCATATGGCGTGAGAACCCCCTGAAGCGCCGCATCAGTTTGCTCCCCATCATCGTCAGAAGGCCAACGGGTCGGGTTAATGCCGCCTTCCAGCCATGCGAGGAATTCTGGATCGTCATCCTGGATAAGAGAGGTACGAGCCGATGAAAACAGACGCCCGTCGTCAGCGCGCCAGTACCAGTTATTGGGCAAAAACATGATCTCACTCCTTTAATAGTAAAAGCCACCATTGATGGTGCCGGCAGAGGAGCCGGGGAAGTAATTTGCGCCGCCACCAGACGTATCGATCACGCCCGCTGATGCGGCGTTGAAACGTGGGCCTGCGAACGAGCCGGCAGGGGATATGGTGATGTTTGCGAACCGCGCCACACTAGAAAGAACGGCCTCTGCTGCCCCTGCTGCCCAAGATACCGGGGCGATGAAGATAGTGCACGGTGAGGTGCCGGGTGCTCCATTGAAGATGCCGCCTGTGTCGGTGTGAATAAGCGCGCGCATCTGCCTCTGGACGCCATCACCTCCGTTCACAACGATCTGGTTTAGGGCGGTACTGACGCCGTTCTCAACCACGTAGATCGCCATATAAGCCGGGTTGTTGAGCAACGATTTGATGCTGATAGTATCAAGGGCGACAAAGCCGCCGAGTGCACCGACAGAAAAAGCAGTGCCGCTTGCCGTTGTGTTTTCCAGCGTGAGGCCCTTCAGGGTGACGCGTCCCGCTCGGCTGGCGAAAGAAGCCGGAGCGCCAGCACCAATGGGACCACTCGTGATGATGTAATCCGCACCGTTGCCCTCGATCGTAATCGAGCCTGGGTAACGGCTGTTGATGGCAGGAGCATATGTTCCGGGATTTCCAAGAACAATCCGGACACCGAAGCTTGCACTGGTAGAGTAACGCGTTGTGATGACGTCGATGGCTCGCTGAATGGTAGCTAGGGCACGGCCAGCGGTATTTGCGCCACCATCATTATTGTCGTTACCATCAGTGCGGACATACAGAACGACATCCGCCGTTGGCACTAGCGGGACTTCCGATCGGGCAAGTCCACCGCCGAGCAACCAAGCGGTTCCGGAGTAAACGAGACGAGTTATAGACCCAATTTGAAGGTCCGCACGCTGGAGCGCAGCACCAGACATAGTGCGGATCGGGACAGCGCCAAGGCCATTCACATCAAGGGTCGCTGCCCCGGTGTTCTCGGCCAAAATCCCTACATCCAGGACCATGCCCGGCACGAGCGCCGCCGGCGCTGGGTTGAGTGTAACGGTTAAGGCGTTTGCGGTGCCTCCGGCGACGGCATAGGTCCATTTGCCTGATTGTGCATCGAGAGCAATCTTCTGAGCATAAGTGCCGGCGATCCGCAGGAAGACACGTCCATCCGGCAGGCTGATACCATGACCATCAGGTGGGGTCAGATATGACCAGGAAGACCCACCCCATTGCGCTATCGCGCCCACGTGGGTTGCCCAAATTCCCGTTGCGCCGGTCGGAATAAGATAGGTGTCGCCAACTGAAGGTGAACCGGGTGCACTCGATAGCGTCATCGAAATGACGGAGAGCCAACGACGACTACGGCTGTCGGATGACAGCCCGAGGATTTGCAGTGCCTGCCAGAGCTGCGTCCAGTCACCGTCACTCGGGACAAGGCCTGCCTCGGTGATAACCTTCAGGACTTCTTCCTGCATGCTGTTGAGGTGCAGGGCCGTGACTACGGTGCCGGCCGTTCCTGTTACGAGGTTTTCGTCGCGGAAGCCACGCCGGCCGCCGCCGATATCGATAGTGTCAGCGCCGTTGATGCGATCCATCAGGCTTCTCCGTACTTGAAAACAAGGGTTGTGTGGGCAGGCTTGTAGCGGCGCAAAACGCACTCGATTGCCGAAACTTCGAACGATCCGAGGCGATGGCCGGCGCGGCTGGTGCCTGCCCGAAATTTAGTGACCGTGACAAGGCCGGGAATGTTGACGCGCCAGACGAACTGCGATCCATCCGGCCGCAACCGCTGACCGGCGCGCAGGACGCCGGCCCGGCTCGGCCAGAATTCCTCAATGGTGATCGTGACGCCCAGCGCTGCCGCAATGGACACGAAATACGGGATCGACTGGCCTCCTCGGGCCGTCCAGCGCTGGAAGGCGAGCTGGCGGCGCTGCTGCACGGTCAGGCCGTCATTGTCGCGCCCGCAAGGATCGGGGCCAAGGCAACGCTCGAAATCCGAAAGGAGCTTGTCCGCCAGGCGCGGGTCCGTCTCGTTCATCATCGCTTCGGCCGCCGCCTCGGCGTCTGCGATGGCCTCGGCGATCGCGCCGAGGATCACGCCCATGACGCCACCGCGATAGCGGAGCGCCCAGCCAATCGGCAGTTTCGAAAACAGGCTTTGAAGGATCGTTGAAGAGGTTCTGGACATCTCTTAAAGCCCCCTCAATCCAGCCATGTGATTTCGGTGGCGATCGGGCATTCCTTGGTGCCGAGCGTGTATCTGGCGGCAGGGACGGTCAGATCGTGCGAATATTCGCCATCGGCGGCCGAGATGGCTTCCGAGATGCGCGAAGGCTCGATGGTCGCGCCGATCGGGCTTTCGTTCTCCATGTCATCTTCGTCGCCGATGGTGGCAATGAAGCGATCATAGGCGAGCTGGACCGCCGCCCTGGTCAAAGCGCCATCCGGACGAAGGCGCACGCTCACCGGCACCTCGACCAGCTCGGCCGCGACCGGGATAACGCGCGCGGTGACAGGCCGGACGCCAGTCTGGCTACCCTGCGCGCCGATGTAATTTCCGATCGCGGTCAGCTCCAGTTCGGTCGGGATGCGCGGCGCGCCGTCGTCATTCTTCAGGGCGATGACAAGGCCCACAGAGCCGCGACCGATCCAGTCCTCTACGACTTTCACGGCGTAGACGCTGGCGACGTTGCCCACCCATGCCTTGTAGTCTTGGGAAGAACCGCCCATCGGCGGCTCGCGGATGCGCTGAAGATAACGCACCTGGACTTCTTCCGGCTCTTCGTCATCAGCGCCGCCCGCAAAGGCGGTTGCGACCGTGACCTTCGAAATCTCCGGATATGCGGCAAGCGTCGAAAGCTGGACACCGCTTTCTAGATTGCCGGCGCTGCCGGCAGTGACCGCCTGGGCCGTGACGATGACGGTGCCACCGGCAGCGATCGTGCCGCCCGATGTGGTCACGTATGTGTTGGTGGCGGTCGATGTCAGCACGATGCCCGAGGCCAGAACGGTTCCGGCCACACCTTCGATCGTGACGGAACCGACTGCTTTTGTCGCGGGACGCGGCTCGATGCCCCAGATGGAGGCATGGCGAAGGATCATGGTTTCGTCGTCGGCGCTGTCCGGCATCCACTGCCGCGCCCACCATGCGATATGGTCGTGCGTCTCGCGCACTTCCGGGGCCACCGCGCTCCAGATGACGGCGAACATGCCGCGCGCTGAACGGACGGCGCGGGAAATCGCTTTCACATCCACTTCGGGGTAAATGCCGAGCAGGATCACTTCAGCGGCGGCGGCAAGGCGGGAAAAGATCGATTTCGCGGCGGGTACAGGCCAGACCATTACGCCACCTTCCGCGTCAGTTCGAGCGTGACATCCTCGACCAGGACACGATAGGCAAGCACGCCATCTCGCAGCCACCAGACTTCGATTTCTGCCGGCGTTCCGGTATCGGTCTCGGCCCAGCCGAGGCCCTCGGCGAGATAATATTCGGCGAGCTGGCGGGTGGTCTCGGTTTCCTTGGCGCGCTCCAGCAGCCACATCTTGCAGCCCGCCATGTCGCCGGCAGCATTGAGACCGTCGAGAAGCGCGCCACGGCGTTCGGAGAAGGAAATGGGGGCCAGAAACTGCGACCGGCCTTCCGGCAGCTCATCGTCTGGGGAGGCGCGGCGATCAAGACCGACCGAAAGTAGGACCGGCGTCACGGACGTTTCGTCCAGGACCAGATTGAAATCGTCATCGAGCACCAGATCGCAGCAGCGCCGCGTGGCGTCATAGGTCAAAGCGAGGTCGAAAAATCCGGTCATGGCGCGAAACTATCGCGCGCGCGCAAGCCTGATCAGGCCCGCCGTGGCGGGCGGTCAGCCGCCCAACGGCACATCAGTATCACCAAGGCCCGGCACGACACCCTTGTGCTTGTGGGTCTTGTCGATCACAACGCCGTCGTGCTTGATGCTGCCGCCGTTGACGTTCAGTCCTGTGTCATCAATCGTCATCGTCACCCCGCCCACCTTGAAGGTGACGGAACTGGCGGCCTGCACCTCGATACCGCCGCTGGCTTTGACGATAATGCGATCGCCGAACTTGTTGCCGATACCGACGTCGCCCTTGCTCAAGCCGCCGATGCGTTGCGACGGATTGGCGAGCGGCAGGATGACCATATCGCCTTCGTCGCCACCGATCGCCAGCGCGACACCGACAGCGCCGTCATCGTCGGGAACCGAGAGCAGGCCATAGGGCAACATGACTTCAAGATCATCGCGCCAGACACCTTCCGCCACCTCGGCTGAGGCCGTCTGCATCTGGCCTTCATCCTTGATGTCCTTCACGGTGACGCGACGGACCAGGCCGCGCAGCTTGTTGACGATCTCGGTCTCGCTCATAGTGCCTCCGCCTTGCCGTCCAGCGGGCCGGAACTCTTTTTCGCGGTCTTGCCCTTTCCGGCCTTGTCCGTCCGGCGCTTGCCCACCGGCTCCTTGTCGAAGGCCTCGGCCGAGCAAACGGAAATATCCGTGGTGATTTCGTCTGCCTCGGAATAACGGACGGCGGAAATCAGCAGATCGCGCTCGATGCCGAGGAAGGCATCGGAAACGGGAACCACCTGATTGACCGTCCAGAGCTGCCCGTTCACCTCATGGCCCTTGACGGTATAAGTCTGCTCGTCACCCTCGGCGCGGGACGTGCGATTGCGCCACTCGGCTTCGTCCTGGGCGCTGACCGCGCCTGCCTTGCTGCGGGCCAGATGGACAACCGGGCGATACCGTCTGATTTCGCCATCATCTGCCTTACCTGTTGCCACGGTTCCCTTGCGCTCGCGCTCGCGGGCCGAACCGTCGCCGTCGTTGCGGCTGTCCGCGCCGATAGGCTCGGCCGTGGCATCAAGGGCGGCGGCGCTGCGGGCCTTGCCCGAACGTTCCGACTGGCCGCGCACCACGGTTTTACTGAAGCGGTTAGCCGTGCTTTCGGTAGCCCGAACCGACATCACGTTGCCTGGGAGATTAATCCCATCGGGAGCACGGGTCTTACCCGTTCGGGTGATGACGATGTTGCCGACACCATCCGAAAGGATAAGGACGCTGCGCTGTCTCGACCCTTTCTCGATCGCGGAAAAGGCAGTTTCGCCAAGGTCGATCGAGTAACGGTCGAAGGCGTCGCCGGTGTCAACTTCCGTCCGGACCTTCAGGCCGAACGGCTCGGCGATTTTCGAGGCTGCGGCCTCCAGCTTGACGCCCTTCAGCTCGGCCGGACCTTCCGCCAGTGCCGAGCAGTCGATCAGATCGCCGGTCTTGTCCCGGCCGGAGATCGTTACCGATGCATTACCGTCTCTGACATCATAGGCCACCTCTTCGATGTGGCCGAGCAACACTGTGCGTTTGCCGATCATGATCTTCGCCTGCATCTGGGTTCGAAGACGCGGCAGGTTCGGCATCGAGGCGAAAGGGAACGTAGCTTCGGACGCCTCGCCATCACGAAACGTGAAGCTGAAGCTACCGGAAAAGTCCTTCAGGTCGCGGGTGACTTCGCCTGATGTCCACTGATCATAGGCCGTGCCATCGAGAAAGAGCCTGATGCTTTTGGCCATCAACCGCGCTCCAGAAATTCGATATCGCCGGCCGGCAATTGCGCCGGATGCGATGGATCATTGCGGGCGACGATATCAGCATAGACGACTTCGAGCAGTGCCGGCGTGTCGCCGGAAAGATGCTGCGCAACCAGCCAGGCGGCGGCATCGCGATTGACCGACAAGCGGCGCACGGACGGCAGGCGGCCGATCACCTCGTTGAGATCGGAGACGATCGCGGCCGTCAGCGATCGCGCAGCAGACGAGAGCGCCGAGCTGGCGGCCTGCATCATGTCCGGGGCTTTCTCCTCGACCTGGTCAACTAGTGAGGCGAGCGCCGAGGTCATGGCGGCGCGGTAACGGAGCGCTTCCTGCCGTGACACGAAATCCGCATAGGAGGATTGCTCGGCCGTCGCCGCGAGGAACTGTCCGGCCGCGCCGGCGAGCAACAGCGCATCGATCGCGGAAGGTGCCTTGCCCGCTTCCGTCAGCAGCCCCGACGAGATGGAAAGGCCGGCGCTCATCAGCGCCTGGGCGCTGGGCGTTGCGGCTACCGTTGTCGTCGCAGGTGCCACGGCCGGAACCTCGATCGTCTGGGCAATGACCGTGGCGGCCGAGCTGGCCCATGTGTCGAATGCGACGGGCGAGGACGGCGACGACGCTTCCAGCGCCGAGCGTATCTGGCTGACGGCCGAGCGAGCGTCCGGACGCGCCGTGATCGAATCGGCCAGGGAAGACGTGACGCGCCGGCTGCGAATGGTCGCTGCGGTTCTGGCGCTGGAAATGACCGTCAGCGCGATCGACGCGGCAAGCGAGGTCACGGCACTGCTGAAGCTTACGAGCGCCGAGGGCAGAAGGCCCCCGGAGAAACCGGATGCCGAAGAAGATGGCGCGCGCTTGAACCGGGCCGAAATCCGGATAACCCGCAGTTCCCGTTCCGAGAAGCGGATTTGCGCCGGCTCTTCCATGATGACCTGCATCGGGCCAAGCCATGGATGAATGAGCAATGCAGGACCGGAAGTCTCGAAGGCTTTGGCGAGGAGCCGCGCACGCACGCGATAATCGTCGCCAACATAAAGCGCTTCGATACTGATGCCGGAAGGCCCGACGCCGAAATCGTCATAGGCGGCAGGATCGACACCCGGAAACAGGTATTCGAGAACCCGCCGCCCATGGTCGCTCGATATATCGACGATGGAAAGCGGTATGCCGCGATAGAAACCCGGCAGCAGTCCTTCAGCAGCATTGAGGCTGTCGAGAAGCATCAGGGCCTCCCGACAGCGCGGCCGGTGTTGACGTTCGGCGACGGCGACGTGACGGTCGTTGTCTGGCCGACAACCTTGCCGGGACCTTCGACAACAACCTTCGCCTCGGTATTGACGTTGAGCTGCTGTGGTGCGGCCGGTGCGGTCGGCGACGCCTGTGCCGGCAGGACACCGTTCTGGTTGGCGGGCAGTACGCTGTTACGGCCAAAGCGGGTCATGTTGCGCTGGCCGGAAACGCCAAGCGCGTCCGAGACGCTTTCAATGCTGAGCGCATTCTGCACTCTCTCAAGCGCCGACGCGACGCTGTTCCACGCCTCGGCAATTCCCTGGGGAACAAGCGCACTCCAGTCGATGCCGCGATTGATGGCTTCCACCAGCGAGGCGATACCGTTCACGACCCACTCAATGGCTTTCGCAACGTCCTCAAGAACCATGACAGCGCCCAGCACTGTCTTGCCCGCGAGATCGCCGAGGAACAACATGATGCCGGACAGCATGCCGGTGATCTTGCCGCCTTCGCCGAGGCCGACAAGCTCGCGGATTGCTGTCCCGAGGCGATAGAAGCCGGTGGCAATGCCGCCGATCGCCCTGACCGCGCCACCGGCCGATTGTCCGATCGGCTCCAGCCAGTTCGCAAAACCGGAGCCGAAATCCCGGATCATTCCCCAGGCCGTAGCGATGCCGTTCAACGCGGTATCGAGGACGCGGAACGCGCCGAGCTGGACATCGCTGATCGTCAGGCCGGAGAAATCGAACTGGAGATCGAGGCCACGCATGAAGCCGGACACGAAGGTCTTCAGGTTCTGCCAGCCGGCCGTCACGTCCTGGAGCGCCCTGCCGAGGCCGGAACGAATCATCGGACCGAAGCGGTTGACGATCGCAGTCCCGACAGTCATGGCGTCGGCATAGGCCTTGCCCATGCGGTTCCACAGTTGCGACAGGCGCGGCGCGTAGCTTGACCAGTTGCGATAGATATAGACGCCAGCGGCCGCGATACCGGCAAGCGCGATGCCCACCGGGCTGAAGAGCGCTGCCAGAACCGACAGGCCCGCGCCGATCGCTGGCAATACAACGCCGAGAACGCCGAGACCGGTCGCCGCCAGGACAGCCACGCCGGCAAAGGCGAGGCCCTGCTTGACCATGCCGCCCGTCGCCGCGTCCCACCCGCGTATCCATCTGAGGCCATCCGTCAGATAGCCGTTGATCGCCGGCATCCATGTGCCGAATGCGAGACCTACTTCGCGGGACGCCTGCGTGCCGATTTCGCGGAAGATGGTGAGCTGGCGATTGAGGCCCATCATCTGGGTTTCGAAGTCGGCATCGATGGCGCTGCCTGTCGCCTTCGCGACCTCGTCCTTGATCGACTTGTATTCGTCGATGTTGCCGAGCATGGGGATCAGGAAGTCCATGACCTGCATGTCGGAGAACAGCTCGCCGAGCTTGCCAGCGCCGTAAATCTTTTCGAGCTGCTCGCGCACGGATGCCAGTGCGTCGGCGTCGGACATGCCAGCAGCCTTCGCTTTGCCCATCAGCCCCTGAATTTCCTTGCTGGAAACGCCGGTCAGCTTCGTGATCTTCTGCACCACCGCCTCGATCGGGTTGATGCCCTTCGTGACCGCATCCTGCATCACGCCCTGGATATCGACGCCCATGTCGGCAAAATTCTTGACCGTGGTCGGCGCAAGCACTTTCGACAGGAAGTTTTTCAGGTTGTTGGCGGCCTCGGCCGGATCGGACGTTCCCTTGCGGGCGATCTGGAGGGCAGCGCCGAGGAAGTTGATCGCCTCGCGGCCGGTCACGCCGAACTTCGCCATCTGCCCGGTCAGCGTCGGGAAATAGCGCGACATGTCCTTAAGCTCGAAGGAGCCGAGTTTGCCCGCCGTTACCAGCGCCCCGAGGGCATCATCCAGTTGATCGGCAGGAAGCTTCAGCGTGGTGAGAAGCGACGTGGCGACGGACGCCATGTCGTTCATCTCGGCATTGGCGGCGGTGGCGGCCCGACTGATCGATCCGATCGAGCGGTCTACCAGCCCGTTATCTACGCCGGCCGCGATCATCTGCCCCGCGCCTCGGGCGACGGTATCGGAAAGCTGACCGACATCGAGGGCGAGCTGCTCGAATTTCGCCTTCGACTGATCGACGAACGCAAACGCCGCCTGTCCTGTTAGATTTGACGTTCCGGCTATGTCGATCAATTGCTGCTGAAAAGCTGCGGCCTCCTGCATGGGGCCGAGGAAGGAAATGCCGGCAACGGCGGCGCCAACGAGACCGATCTTTCGGGCAGTATTGGCGATGCCATCAAGCGCACCTTTAACGCCGCGCAAAGGGCCGCTTAAAAGGTCCCTGAGACGGACGATGACATCAAGGTTCATGTTCCGGCTGGCCATCATCCGCCTCGCTTGAGAATAAAGCGGAAATTCTCACGCGCGCGCGAAAAAGATCAGGCCCGCCATGACGGGCGGGCCTGATTAAGTTTCGGAGAGTTCGCTAACACTCTTTCGGTATGCCATGATGCAGTTCCACCAGAACCGTATCCTATCGATCGTCATGGCCTCGATCTCGTCTGCGCTGAAGCCGGAGCCATCAGCGAGACCCCCGACCATTATCGGCCAGTCTTCGGACCACTCGTCAAAAAAGTCTCGATGATCCTCCCGCCGTCTGCGATATCGACGCCATCCATCTTATCGAACAACTTGTCCATCACCATTTCGGAAATGCGGGTCGATCGCGAAAACGTCACGATCGTCGCCTTCGCGTCGCTGGTCGACTGGATGGCCCGCAGGTCAGCGCCGTTGAAGCGATGGAAGACCAGCTCCGTGAAAACACGTTCCCGGATTTGGCCATCCTTCTTGGTGTTGAATTTGACTTCCTGAAAGAGCGGAAGCGTGACCGAGCCATTTGCGTTTGGACGCGCACGTTTCGGCAACTTCGAATCGGCCTTGGCATCCTCATCAATGATGTCTTCTGAGAGGTCCGCGCCGGTGTCCTCATCGAGAACGGTTTCCGTGCTCGAAACGATTTCCTGGTGAGCTGCGTCTTCGTCGAGGTCGATAGAGATGTTCTTTGGAGTACCCATCAGAGAAGTTCCTCGGGCGAAGATGCTGCCCATTTGAGTTCGATCTTGCCGCCCTCGCCGCCCGTGACCTCGGGGCGATCATCGACCAGGAACGCGTCGTTGAACACGTAAGTCTGCCCCGTGTCGCAAAGCACCTGCAGTTCCCCTTCGCCGGGGTCCAGCAGGTTGCCGAGGCTTTGGCCGCGTTCGAGGTTGGTCGTGGCGGTGATCTGCGACCCTTGGTACTCCTGGGCGCGGCCGACTTTGCGGCCGTAGGTCACTGCGTTGTTCTTGATGCCGCCGATGCGCAGTTTTGCGCCCTTCTCGACGGGGACGTTACGCCCCCGCCAGATGATATCGACGATGCCCAATACCTGTGTCATCGTTCAAAAGCTCCTGTTAAACCTGAAATTCGATACGGCCGGCAAAGACCATGAGATTGCCGACGATGACCACCTGCTGGCGGCTTTCGAGCCTGTTGCGATCGTACGTGGAACGCTGGAAGACGCTTTCCTTGAGGGTGCGCTGCACGTTCTCGATCCAGACCTTTTCACCATAGAGCTTACATCGAGCCGCCCAGGAGCCAGCCATGCGCTTGGGCGTCACTACGGCTGTGCCGGGGGCCTGGTCATCGTCCTGGCGGCTGGCGAACGACGCGTCGCTGTCATCATCCACGAGCTTGGAGCGCGGGTACATCAGGTTGATGTAGACAGACCAGTCATAACGGATGCGGCTCATGGTAACCGGCACCATGATGTCCAGCCAGGCGCGGTCGGCGATGTCGAGCGTTGTCTTCTTGTAGGTCGTGATCATGCGCGAGATGGTGACCGCACCATCCGACAGGCAGTCGAAGGTGGAAATGCCGTTGCGCAGCAGCAGATCGTTTTCCTCGTCGAGGAACTGATCCGCCTCGTCTGGGGCTTCGACGCCTGGCAGGACGAGAGACTTCAACTGGCGGGCCGGGTCGTTGGTCAGGTGGAACGACGCTATACCCATTGCCGAAGCGGCCATCGCCCAGGAGGGCGTCGGGCTTCTCTTGAGGCCTGCCGTCGTGAGGAACGGCGAGTTCGTCAGATTGCCGAAGGTGGTGAGCTGGCCGTAAGTGCCACCCATGAACACGAAGCCATGGCAATCGAGCTTGGATGTCGCGAGATAACGCACCCGAAGGAACTCGGCCGTTTTGGCAAGGTTGGTCGCATCGGACCATGGATGCGTCAGCTTGGTTGCCCAGGTGCTGACAAGAAGATCGAGCGCCGGCTGCACATCTGGATTTCCAGAGCCGCCCGCCATGGCGACGACAGTGCAAGTCAGACCGGCCGGAAGCGGTTGAACCTTGGTATCGACGCGCAGATCGATCTCATTGCCGACCTCCCCACCATGCCGGGAGGTGACGGTCACGACGCCGGCTGCGGCCGACGCGGTCACTACCATGTCGAGATCGGCATTGATGGCTGCGGCAAGCTTGGTCGCAAGAGCCGCGACGGCATCGCCGGACAGCGCGGTCATGCGGACTTGCCGGCCGCCAATCTTGAAGCGCAGGACGACGGAGCTAGAGGGCGAACCGGCGAAGGTGAAGGTGCCGGTTGCCTTCACCGCAGCGCCGGCGTCGGCGGCAGCGATGACGAACAGAGGCGTGTTGCGGTTCGCCTTTTTGAAGTAGGCAACCTGTTCCGCGCCAATCGACCCACGGCCGAAGAGCGCCACGGCCTGATCGGCACGGGTAACTTCCTGGATCACGCCGGCAGCAAGCGTCCCGGTGGCAAGCTTCTGGCCAATGATGAAGGCCTTCTCGGGCCACGGCAGAATGCCGACGTTGCGATAGTTCGGCCCGATTTCTAGCAATGTCGCAGGTTCGAGGCGATCGACGGGGATTTCGTTGAAATCCATTATTTGTCTCCTTCAGGCTTTTTGGCCGGCTCACGCGGCTTTTCGATCAGATCGCTGTCAGCAATGCGCCGGCGCGTGAAATGCGTGTCCGGATCGTGCAAACCTTCCTTCGGCCATTCAGAGCCATCCGGGAGGTGGACCGTGCGGCCCTCGGCCGCGATGAGAATTTTCTGGGTGGCCATGGCCGGGTTTACTCCTGGGGTGGTTGAAGTTCGTCGGAGACGGTGTCGGGCGAGCCGTTGACGGACCAGGTGATGCCAAGGGCCTTGAAGTCGTCGAGCTGCATCTTTCCGGTCGCAGCGGCACGGCATGCGAAGCTGAAGGTGAAATCGACCTGGGCAATCGCGACGTTGTCGTCGCTCCAGCCATCGGCAATCACACTGTTGGCAAGCGTTACGCTAGTGACGCCCTGGCCATCGAAGTTGACGCCCTGGAGAAGCACTGAGGCGACATCGACCATGGCGTCCATGCCGATGTCGTACTTGTCGCCTTTAAGGCGGGCTTCAAGGCCACTTGACACGGCACTTACGAGGATCAACCGCCACAGCATGTTGCCCTTCAGCATGCGGCCATTGTCAGCGTCCGGCTTCATGCCAGTCCAGGCGAGACCGATGTAAGGCGTCTGGTTCGCGATCCTGGTGAACTGCTTGATGCTCAAAACCTGCGGTACGCGCTCGATCGTGAAAATCTTCTCCGGAAACGCGATCCGAAGCCGCTCGATGATCAGCGGCTCCTGGTTGCGGATTGGCATCAGGGGAAACGTATCCATCAGAAGCCCCTCAACGTGTCGAAGGTGACGATGCGTTCACGATCGGCGATGCGCGGGCCGGAGCCAACCGCGTTGCCGCCTGTGGGCGATGCCAACGGAATATCCAGGTGTACGATTTCCTTGGCCACGTTCTCCAGCCACTTGATGACCTCGGCGCGCCCCTTTGCCATTTCCTCCGAGGGACTGGAGCGCTCCGTGTCGGCCAGATCGTAACGGGCAAGGATGCAGGTGGCGCGCACAAGGTCTTTCGGGGGATTGGCGATCGGCGTCAGGTAGCGCCCGCGAATGTAGCTGTTGATCAGCTCGCTGGCGTCGATCAGCGCGGTGTTGACCTTTTCCACGTTCGGCGTCTCGGCGACCCGATCCTCCGGATTGGACAGGCGCACGATCTGCACCTCTCCAAAGCGGGCGATCATGTCGGTGACGGTGGCGTACATGGCAAAGTCTCTCCAGTGGGGAAAAGGGCTGACCCGAAGGCCAGCCCCGGAAAAGTCAGTTCGATCAGCAGTAAATCCAGCGGCGGTAGTGCAGAGACTGGCCGCTGGTCAGCCAGCTTTCGCGATAGATGTCCTTCAGCTTGCCGATGACCTTGAAACTGGAGACCTTCGGCAGGGCGAGATGTGCCCAGAGGAAGGCCGCAGGCTTGGCCACGGCGTGCACCACGAAGCGCACGAGGTTCCGGGCGAAGACGACAGTGTCTTTGGCGAACGTCGAGAACGCGGTGATGCAGGCGAAGAATGCGAGGCTGAAGTAGCCGTAACGTCGTGTCATGCAGATTTCCTCTTGGGTTGGCTTCAGGGTTTTGCCGCTGTTGCCGATGGCGGAGTTTCAAGACCATCGGTGGGCTTCGGGGCGATTGGTCCGGCAACCTAATCCGGTCCGCCAGCCCCTCGCGGCGCTCCCGTCAGGAATTACTTCTTGCCGGTCTTTTTGCCGTCGCCATCGCCGCCCGCCTCGGTGGCGGGCTGCTGATTTTCCGAGGCGGCTGCCTGGGCGGCCTCCAATGCGGCGACTTTCCCTTCAGCTGCCTTCAGCTTCTTGCCGAGTTCGTCCATTGCGTTGTCGTGGTTCGCCTTCGCGTCAGCGAGCTTATCAGCGACGGCGTCTGCAACAGCCTGATTGAAGCTTTCCTGAAGTTTCCGGCGCTCGATCTCGACGCGGGCACTAACGGCGGCCGAGATGTCATCGCTGGAGGCGGCACTACCTGCGGCTTCTTGGACGATGAAGGCGGGATCGGCGCGGAACGCGGCGAGCTGTTCTTCCGTCCAGTGGCCGGCGTCATAAACCGCCTGGGCGGGATGCTCGATACCGTTGCGGCGAATGCCCGGTTTCGAGCAAATGATCTGGATTTTCGACATGTGTGGTTCCTTGGGCTTCGGGTTTCGGGAAAGCGGCGGATGTGGCCGTTTTCCGGAAACCCGCCAGCAATCGGGAGGATGATTGCTGGCGGTCGATCGAGCGATGTGGAACGCTCGACCCTTGAGGTCAGGCAAGGTGCGGAATGACTTCCACGCGAGCCGTCTTCGCCCAGACGTTGGTTTCACCGCCGTTGATCAAAGCAGCTTCGACAACCTGTCGGGCCTGCGCTTCGAGGTTCGGCGGCACAAGAAGAACAGTCGGACGAATGGCCTTAACCTGGCCGTCGCGCTGGCGAATGTTCTGCATGGCGGCACGGGCGGCCGTGTAGTTTTCAACGTTGAGGGTGGCTTTCGACTTGTAGGCAAGCTGCCAGAGGCCAAACCCTGCATTGCCGCGCGTGTCTGCACCCCAGACATATTCTGCCTTCCAGAAGACGTTCGGGTCTTTTTCGTCGAACATCTGCGTCAGCTTGATCGGCTTGCGGATTTGCCAGACCATGGGTTTAAGAACCTGCGTATCGTCGATCAGATACCAGGCTGGGCCGGCGCCATCGGTGAAGTTCGAAACCGAGATAACATTGCCCTGCTCGTTATAGCCGGGGTGGTCGGCGTCGAAGTAATACTGGCCGTCATAGCAGAGCGTCGTTTCGCCCTTCTTGAACAGCGGCCACACCAGGCTGTCAGGGAATGCGCCGCCGTCCTGGCCGAACTGTGCCGCAACCGGCGTGAAGATGCCGATCTGGTCGTCCTCGATCTGCTTGCGCTTGATCTTGAGGGTCTTTTCGAAATCGCGGTTGGCGATCTGATAAAGCGTCGCGCCGACATCATGGGCGACACGGTCACCGATCCATTCGCGGAAGCCGGGGAGATCGTCCAGGCGCGGGTACTGGTTGGCGAAGGTGGTGGAAGTCACCGTCATCGCGATCTTCTGGTAGAACGGCGTGACAGTACCCATCGATTGATTGAAGATGGTGGAAAGCGAGGTGTAGATGCCCCGCAAATTGGCGACGTTAATATCCATCGTGGTTCCTTAGAGGGGCTTCAGCCAGACGCCGTCAGCGTCGATGGCATCGATTTTTCCGGCCGGCAGCAATGCGCCGGCGGCGAGCGTGAAGGTATCGTCGGCCGAGGCGTAGACCGTCTTGCCGATATCGGCCGGGGTCGCTCCCGCCAGAGGGATAAGGGTAACTTCCTTGCGGGCATTGATCAGGCGATCGCCGGTCGCGCCATCGCGGTTGTCAACAGCTTCCTCGGCAAAGCCGATCAGCGCCACGCAAGAGGCGTGGGCGGCCGGGACAGCAGCGAGTGCGGCAGTCACGCCGATCATCGTGCCCCCGAAAATGCGGACGCCACTGAGAACGGGGTAACCGTACGAGTTGCCGGGGCGGGTCTTGCGGCGAATGTCAGCGGTAGCCGTCATGTCACATGTCCTTTCCGAAGAGCGACTTGTGCTCTTTCTTGAAGGCTTCCGGATCGACGCCCATCAGGGAGGCCACATGAAGCTCTTCGCTGGTTGCGGTTTCGCCTTCCTTCGGCGGCTGACGGTTACCGAGGCCGCCGGCGTTCAGCGACGGCATGACCTTCAGCTCCGCTTCGACCTCGGCCGGGTTCTTCATATGGCGGGCGATCATGTGCTCGCGGAGAGAAGGAACGACCTGCATCTTGGCGATCGCGGCGTCGATCACCGTTGTGGCCTTGTCCTTCGCCGTATCGGTGACGAGGGTCTCAAGGCGAGTATTGAGCGACTTGACCTGATTTTTCAGATCGGCGTTTTCCTGCTCGACGTTGGTCGCGGGCGTCGTTTTCGCCTGAAGGGCCGTAACGAGAGCGTCAGCACCGACCGTTACTTCGACGCCGGCGACTTCCGCCAGCTTCGACATCAGGGCCGCATGGGCAGTCTGGGCAGAGTGAGCCGCAGTGAGCGCCGCAAGGATCGCGGCCTCATCTGCGGTTTCCGGCAGGCCAAGCGCCTTCCGGAGAGCTTCCAAATCCATGGTGGTCTCCAAATTTTGAGAGTGAAGCGATTTCAGGTTGAGGTTGGGATCGTTGGTCAGCGCCACGCGCAGCAGCTTGTGAACCGCAAAGGGAGCTTTGGCGCTGTGGGTGAAAACCGGGGAAATGTAGCCGTAGGCTTTGCCCTGCATCATCGCGAGGCCGTCAGGCGTCCACTCGACCTTTGCCCAGACACCGTCGTCACGGCGTTCAAGTGCTGTCAGCCAGCCACGGGCAGGCGCGGAAAAACCCTGCTTTGCGGCAAGGTCGGTCGAATGGTTCTCATCGACCGGCAGCTTCTTGCCTTCGGCATTGAATGCCGAGATCAGGGCGTCGGCATTGTCCAGAACATAAGGGCCGCGACCATCGACGCCGGAGAAGCGGCCGGTCGGCAGAACGTGCAGCCATTCGGGCACCGTGGCGGCCGACTGCAACGCGACGATATGGGTCGAGACCGGCACAGCCGAGGCCGAATGAAGTGCAACAATAGTGGTCGAGATCAGGTTTCGCATGGTCCCGATATGCCATGCGGGCAAAATTCAATTCATGCCTGCGCCTGCGGGCGGGCCTGAAGGAGAGAGAATTTCAGCGGGGGGAATAGCGGCTCACAAAACCGAAGACGGTTTCGGCGATCATCGCTTCGTCATCCGACGATATACCGAGGAAGGGACGCGCGGGCAAGGTAACACTGTCGGCTTTGATAAGGTTCCCGCCGATCCGGAACCAAAGATGCGTTGCCCGCACTGGAACGATCGTCGCGCCGAACTGGTGAGCGGCTGCATAAATGACATCGGTGCCCACCTGCACCTCGTCATTGCTTGCCCTGGCATTGATGCTGTTCCGCAGGCGGCCGCTCTCGGTCAGGATGCGGGAATTGCGCTTGCCCTCGGCATATCCCGTGTTTAGCGCTTGCCACGCCTGGCCGTCCGGATCGGTTTGCGTGACGAAGCGCATATGCGTCGAGCCGACAAGCCCGACGCCGATCGCGCGCATGACCGGCGTCGTGTCCGTCATCAGCCCTTGGAGCTGGCGGAAGCTGCGCCGGACTTCCGAATCGAGAACCTGTGCCGTGATCGAGATTAACGCGCCGCTCATGCCGGGAACCTCACTGCCAGCCGGAGCCGAAGGCGTCGGTCAGATCAGAGCGGCTCACGCGCTGGAGCGAGGTCATGTAAACCGTCTTGCGATCGGCCTTCATGACGATATCGACATCGGCGCGATAGAAGACGCCGTCATGTTCGCCCACGAAAGCTGGCCGGCCACGATTATCGCGCAGCAGCTTTCCGGACTGGACGAGCTGGCCGGGAATGACGCCGATCGCGTCGGGCGTCAGAGCTTCAACTATTTGCGCCTGGCTGCGGATAGTGTCGGCCGTCAGGCGGATTTCGGTGCCGGCAGCGACATCGAGGGCGGTTCCCGTCGCCTTGTTGGCGGTCGCAACCGGCGTCCAGGCACCATCAGGCCACTTGCCCTTCAGCGCTGATTGAACGAACGCAGCGACCTGCACCTGGTCGGCGCTGACCGCCTTCAGACCAGGCGAGGTTTGCGTCAGCCACGCAGCGCCGGGATTGTAGGCGAAGGACGGATCGATGCCCCGCGGCTGATCCGTGCCGAGCTGGTCAAGGTTCGGCGGGGTGTCGGGTCTGGATTTACCGAGGCGGCGAAGACCAGGACGAGACACCGGCGTCACGAAGCAACCGCACCGGTAGCCGTTTGGCGGGTACATTTTTGCCCAGACAGGATCGGTGGCCTCGTAGCATTCGCCGTCCCATGCCTTGTGCTCCAGGCGCGGATGCAGCGCGCCGGAATGATTGTACATCCAGTAGGGAAACGCTTCGAGCGTCTCCGGAGCCGACATCTGGGCGTAGCGGCCGGCCGCATAGGCGGTGCTGAGATTGGTTTCGAAGATGATGCGGGAGCGCCAACCGCGCGAACCGTTGTACTGCCAGCCGTGGCGCGCGACGATCGCATCGAAGTCGGCGCGGAAATCTTCGAGCGTCAGGCCCTGTTCGGCGGCTTTGACGATCGCAGCCTGAAAATCCTCGACCAGCGCCTTTTTGTTTGCGCCGGCCACCATGAACATCTTCGAATGGGCCGCGTCCCAAACATCGCGATGGCTTTCGGTCGGGATGGCAGTTTTCTGGCGAAGGAAGTCGATCGCCTCATCAAACGGCAGATTGATCGCGCCCACCGTCGTCGCCATCAGAGCAACGACCAACGGCTTAAAAATTGAAGGCGGTTTAAAGGCCGTGGAAGCGTTTTTCGGGCCTGAAGCTACGGATGCCGCAAAAAGCCCCCTGAAGCGCGCCAGCGGGCCTCCTGTCATGACTGCCCCTTGAGGTCATCGATGAGTGCGGCCTGCCCGATCAGGTGTGCCATCGTCATGCCGCGCGCCATGGCTTCCGCGAGATCCTCGGCCGACAATTTGAGATCCGCGAGTTTGCGCGCCGCGTCTCGGAGATCCGTGGCCGAAAACAGGATCTCGCGGACTTCGTCGATCATGCCGTCCATGGCCGCCGCCGCGTCCTTCTCCAGGCGATTGGTCAGCTTTTCCAGCAGATCGGGTTCCTCGCGGGAATGCGCCGAGGCGAAGAGCCGATCGAGGCTTTGCTTCGCGGTCAGCGGTTTCGGCTGTGGCTTGTCCTCGGGCGGAACGACTGTCTCGATACGTCCGCCCACAAGATCGGCTCCGGCCGCAGGTGTCGGAATGCCGAGGCGGTCACGGAGAAAGCTGGCCTCGGCCGTCAAGCCATGCTTGGCGAGCTTGTCGAAAGCCTCGGCAAAATCCTTCAGCGGCACTTCGTCCGGACGGCCGATGTGGATTTTGGGGTATTCGTCCTGGGGGCCGAAATTGAAGGCGATGATATTAGGCACGAGCTGCGCATTGAGCGTGTCGGATGCGTCAAGCGCGTCGGAACGTTCAATGTCCTCCTGGACAAGGCGATGTTCCTTGGCGACGGCATGGCCACCGGAAACAGCGTCCGTCGTTGTCGTCTGGCCGAGGATCAGCTTGGAAATCTCGCGATTGTACCAGTCCGCCCGCTTTTCAAACATGTCCGTCGAGCTGCTCTTCGAGCCGACCTCGTGAAACTCGATCAGCATCTCGCGGGGGATGATGGCCGCGCAGTCGCCGGCAATGCCGGAGACCGCCCGCCACAAGACATCCTTTTCCTGCTCGGTTGCGCCCCGACCATATTTGCCGATCCGGATCGGCTGGCCGTAGTTTTGTACGAAGACCGCCCAGTCTTTCACGGTGAAGCTCTTGAACATCCAGAGCCAGACGGCAACACGGGCGATGCCTGACCGGATGGTCAAGCCCGACTTCGCCTTGGAGCGATGGACAACGAACTTGTGCGGAATGAGCGGCTCACCCGCAACGCCCTCGCGCAGCAGCAAGGTTTCTCCGTCTGTCCGGTCGAAAGTGAACCAGCGCTGTGTTCGCCAGGCCAGTGCACGCGGCAGAATGTTCCCGTTCTTGTGGTGCCAATCTGTCTCCAGAACAGAGATTGCCTTGCCGATCGCATCTAGCATGTCAAAGAGAGAGGAACGCAGCACGCCTGTCTCAATCCAATCCCGCAGGAACTCGGCGTGCTTCTTGTGTTCAGCGCTATCCGACGCGGACGTGACGGTGATCGGAAGCTGCGCCACCGATCGGCGGCGCGTGGCGAGCTGCGCGAGGTAGTGACTGTCGCGCTCCTCGATGTCCTCGGCCAGCTCGAAATACGCTTCTACCTCGCCCTGGTCTGCGGCGCGCAGAATGGACGCGAGTTTCAACGGCGTCATGCCATCGGCAGGGTGACCGGAAATCCACTGGCGAACCCCGCCCACCTGTGCGCCGGCAACTTCTTCCGTCAAATCGGCCGCGCTGACGACCTTGCCGTCCTGATCCCTCATGGAGCTGGCGAGGTGACGAGAAATCTTCTGCTTCTTCTTTTTCGCCATCAGAGCGATCCTCTCAGGTAGACATCGACAGACCCGCCACGGCGGTCTTCATCATGCATCGGCGGGCCGCCATTGTGGCCCTGCATCGGATTGTTGGGTTTGCGGTTGGTCTCGTACTCGTAGGCAATGGCCTCCTGATTGGAGGCGAACCAAGCAAGCGCGCCGGCGGGCGCGGTATCACCGTGGCGGTCGTAACCGTCAGCGCCCTTGGTCGAGTGTTCGTCCGGAACCTTGATGATGCCGTTGATGTAGGCGAGCGCCTGGTGATCGGCGAGAACGTCGGCGTCATTCGGAAACAGTACGCTCTTGTCGCCGAATGCCTCTATATAACCCGGCATGTTGGCTGCGTACCATTTGGCCGAAAGCATCACTTCATGGATGCATTCCCCCCAGCGCTGGCGGGCCTTTTCGGCAAGGTATTGGCCGTTGCCTCGCGCATCGAGCGCGCCGCCGATCAGACGCGGCAGTGCATCGCCGACATAGAAGAGAATATCGCGCTGCTGGTCGAACGGGATGTTCTTCAGTTCGACGATCAGGCGAGCACGGCGAATGAGATCAGGCCCGATCTCGAAGACCACGATTGCCGTCTTGTCACCGGAGCGGGCGAAGTCTTCACCGAAGCTGTGTTCGCGGTCTTTGTCGAGCCGGTCTAAAAGCGGCTTCAAGAGGCCTTCACAGAACTCTTCAGCCTGTTCGGCGCGCTCGAAATCGTCGAGGTTTTTGAACTCGTCCGGCCGGTCCCACCGAATGACGGCCGGCAGATCGGCACTCATGCAGCGCTCGATCAGGACGCGGGTCAGTGCCGATCCTTCCGCCTCGGCCGGGATTGCGTCCAGCTCCTGTTTCATCTTGGAGGTGCGCGTGCCGTAGGCCGAACGGATTTTCGCTTCCCAGGCGTCTTCTTTTTCCTGTGACCATTCTTCGCCCTTGATCAGGCAGACGCGTTTGAACAGGCCGTTCTTGACCGCGTCGCCGAAGGTGAAGGTGTGGAAGTTGAAGCCGTTCTTTCCGGCCTCCGCTTCCTTGATCAGTTCGTTGAACGGGTTGCTGACGCCATTGTGCGAGGAAATGATGCGGACCTTGCCGCCCCAGATCAGAAGTGCGGCGACGGAATCAATGACGGCGCGAACATCACGGTGGAAGGCGGCTTCGTCGATGCAGACCGTGCCCTGAAGACCGCGAATGTTTTCCGGACGGGAAGAAAGCGCCTCGATGCGGAAACCGGACTTGAAGCGGATGATATAGCTGGAGATCGCGTTCGTGGTGCCGTCGTCGCGCTGATCGAAGAAAATACCATCCTCGATCGTCAGCAGTTCCTTGGCGACGGTCTTCGCGAAATGCGCGGCATAGCCGATGAATTCCCGGCCTTTGGGCTTGGTGTCGGGAATATAAAAATAGTTCTGCCCGCCTGCTGATCGCTGGGCGGCGGCAATCAGGGTCGCGTCGAGCGCCTCGGCGAAAGTGATGCCCGTGCGTCGGCCCTTGGCGCAGCCCTTCAGGATGTTGTCGTCGGCAAGCCACTCGGCCTGGTGCGCCATAAGCACGCCCTCGGCCAGCGGGTCGAGATCGGCCGGAATATCGGCACCACGAGGCAATTCGACCGGCAACATGGCCGGATCGATCGGAAGTACTGGCGGGTCGGTCCATTTGCCCTGCGGCAAACCGGGCAAGGCTTCAGCCACGCTGTTCCTCCATGCACGCAAGACCGGTCCCTTTGCAGGACCGGCAATCGTTCTTCAGGTCATAGACGGTGCTGGAAATGCTGCCGTCGCGTCGGCGGTTGATCCGCCTGATGGCCCGCCCTGTGCCATCGCACCTGGTGCATGGGTCTTTCGGAAGGGTGACGGTCATTGCTCGCCATCCTTCTTCTCAGTGTCCGGAGACACTTCAGGAACGGATTTCGCTTTCGGCTGCACGCCGAGGAAGTCACGACGGGCGCGCGCGATAGCCTCTTTCGAAATGCCGGGTTCGTTGGAAAGCACGTCCAGCGCCTGTTCCGCCTTGGCCTTCATGTCGGCCTCGATGCGGCGGACCTTCTCTTCAGCTTCCAGCTTCAGGCGGCGGTTCGACGATGCGACCTGGGCGGCCGAGGCAGCGCGCAGCGCGTTCGCCAGCTCCATGGCTCCCTTGGGGGAAATGCCCGCATCGCCGGCAGATTGCAGCAGCTCGAAAATCAGCGTCTTGATCGCCTCGGCCGCGATCAGGGTCAGATCGTCGGAACCGGCCGCGTCCATGCGCTCGGAAATTGTGGCGGCGATCTCGCGCGTCTGTTCTAGCCGGCGCGTCATCTGGGAGAGCCGAATGGCGAAGCGGTTGAATGCCGAAAATGACGGGATATCGAAATCAAGACCGATTTCGCCCTGGAGCGCGATCAGCTTTGTTTTCCACTCGGCATAAATGTCGAGCTGGCTGCGATCACGGTCGGCAAGTGCCTGCGATGCCCAGGAGATCGTATCACTGCATTCCTCGGGCAGAAGATCGATTGCTGAAAGACGGCCGCGTGCTTTTGCCATCCTAGACATCCCGCTTCAAAGGCGATGGCCGCTTGATACCGTCAATGAAATGCTCGCGACGAAGATGATGCCAGCCTGCCGGCAGCAGCGTGGCAATCTTGACCGTTCCGGCGTTCATGACGGTGATAGCACCCATGTTCGCCATCCAGTCGAGCTGCTGGTGTATCCACGGGCGGTCCTGATAAATGGCGAAAACGCGTAGTGCTGGTTCCATCATGCTCGAAGACAAACTTTCGTTCGCCTGGACCGACAGTTCCTTCAAAATAATGAGGCGCGCTTCCTCGCGCTGCATTTCGGCATAATCAATGCCCAAGCCCGTCATGCTACATTCCTCGCCTGTTCGATAAGTACGTCCTGAAGGCGTTCGCCGATCGCCTGGATCGGTTTCAACCGTTCGTCCATTGCTGAAAATCGCCCCGCCAGAGCAGCGTCCTGGGCATCCAGACGCCCCATGATTTGCGTCATGGTCATTTCGATGCGGTGCGTGGTGTCTCGGTCCGGCAGGTGCTTGACCTCGTTTTCGAGAGACTGGATGCGGCGGTCATACTCGATGGCCTTGCTTTCAACCTTGCCCAGACGTTCGTCGAGCTTCTTCTCGCCTGCAGAAAGCAAAGTCCGGATCGCCGCGAAAAGATTGAGCAGACCAAGGGCAAGCGCCACCAGTGCGGCGACGGACGTTAAATCTAAGGTCATCTCCGCGATGCCTCCTTTTCAAAAAGGGTCTGACAGGCGATGCAGCGGGTGGCAGATGGCAATGCGAGGCGACGCTCGAGGGCGATATCGTTGCCGCAGTCTTCGCATTCGATCGTTCCCGGCGTGCGCAACGCGCGTGAGGCAGCGGCGATCGCTGCCTCACGTTCTTCTTCTGTGCGCTTCTCGGCCAGATCGAGCGCGGCGTTTCCACCGAAGTTCATCTAGGGGTCTCCACCGACTGGCGGACGCTGACACCCTGGATCATCTCCGGCAGCTTGGACATGATGATTTCGTTCAAAGCCTTGGCGTTGACGCCAAGCTTCGCGATCGCGTCCGGGTTCTTTTCGATGACGTATTTTGCGGCGTCTGCGATGATTGTTTCGCTAACATGCCCGCCGATGTGGATGACGCCGGCCTTCGCCAGGGCAAACCGAACGGCGTTCGTAGCCGACTGATGCAGGGCATCGCGCAGCTTGCTTTCGATATCGACGCGCTGCTTTTCGTCCGTGATCTTCAGGAGCGAAATGACGCGGGCACTGATCCAGGCGACAAGCACCGGCCCCACGGTCGAAAAGAGCAAAACGACAACCGGCTGCACGATCGTCCAAATGTCATACCAGAGGGAAGACGGCGCGATGACAGCGCCAGCCTCCTGGGCGAAGGCAGGCGTCAGGATGAACCAGCTGATGCAGACGAAAGCCACTAGGCCGGCAAGATAATAAAACAACCTGGTCATGGTCAGCCCTCAACCTTTCTGGCGTCGCGCAAGGCGAGCGTGATGGCGGCATAGGCCTCGGCAACCTTCACCAGGGCGTTCGCAGCGGTGACGGACGAAGGGTCACGGCAGACCACGTCCGCTACGTCCCAAGCGGCTTTTTCCTTGGCGACGACGGAGGGCTTGATGTTGCCGGTGCTCGCGACAACCACGAAAGCGCTATGCGCGGTCGCAGCGGCAGAGCAAACCTGCGGCAAATTTTTGTGGATCGCACTATCGATCGATCCGGTGGACTGGCAGGCCGACAACGCAAGCGTTGCAGCGACCGCGACAAAGACAGACTTGAACATCATGGTCCTTTTGATGACGGGAGGTTGGAGGGGCATTTCCGTCAGGCCTCGCTTTTCGAGACCGGCGCGCCGGTGCTGGAAAGCTCGACCTTGCCGCCGATCGGCGCGTCGGCCGTCTTGGGCCAGCGAATACCGCCAGTGACGAGGCGGCCTTTTTCGATACGGGTGATCGAAACCGAATTGTTCTGGTTGCCGCCCAGGACGTGGTAGTGCGTCCGGTCCTCGCCGACATAAATCCCGACATGGCCGCCGCCCTTGCGTTCGAAGACGAGGATCGCGCCGCGCGCAATCCGGCTTTCGACGCCGAACTTCTTCCAGTTCAAAGCGCCGAGAGGATTTGCAGGGAGCGCCTCTTTGGGGAGAGTGGTGGCGATAAGATTGCCGATGAACAGACCGCACCAGGGAATATCGTCATCGGTGAAAAAGCTTGCGACCCAGCCGCCGAGCTTCTTGGCCCAGCCCATAATGGTTGGATTGGATTTTGAGCCGGCGATTTCCTTCAGGCCCATGAAGCGGCGGGCCTCGCGCATCCAGACCGGCTCAGCCGGAACCACGACCTTGTCGTGAACGACAAGCGTGCTGCTCGGGTTTTTGCTCTTTACGCCACGAAGGAGGTTGACGGTCGCAGTATCGGCGCGGCCGGTCTCGTTCAGTCCTGCCGCATGCTGGAAACGCAGGAGCGCTGCGATAACCTCGCGACCATGAACGCCGTCCGCAATGCCGCCATAAGCGCCGGCGACACGCAGGCGGTCGATCAGCCATTCATCAAAAGTCTGGGTGGTCAAAGGAAAGCCCCGTCATGGTGGCAACTGGCGGAGATCGCGCGGGCCGATATGGGGGCAAATTAGAGTTTGGGCCTGAAACAAATCAGGCCCGCCGTGGCGGGCGGGCCTTTAGAACATTTCGATCTGGCGGGGGTCTGTCTTTCGCCTGGACTTAAGCGGCTCCCGTTTTCGGGCGCGCTTCAAAAGTCTTTCAACACCGCTTTCCGTCAAACCGAGACGTTTGGCAATATCGCGGTTGCTCATTTCGGCATCGACATAACGACGGGCGCGAAACTCGCGTGCCAAAGGAACTCTTATATATCCGCCCGGATAGGCTTTGGCTAGACGGTATGCAGCATCAACGCCAATCGTCGAAGGAAGTTCACTGCGCTCTGGATCGGCAGGAACATAAAGCCTGACGCCGGCATGCGCTTCGACCAGGGAGAAGAAGCCGTCTTCGCCAAGCGTCGATAACAGATCAAGGGTGAGATCATCGGCCACGGGTAATCCTGTTCGAAATGATGAGCTGCTCTTCGGTCAGCGCCCGCAGGCGTGCTTCCAGCTCGATACGTCGGTGTGAAAAGCGTGGCAGCCTGGCGATCCTTTCCGCCAGCTGGTCACGCCGGTTTTGAAGAACATCGATCTCCCGCTGGTCCGGCCAGCCAAAGAGCGGCATGCCATTCTGGGGAGCGACGTTCCCGGTCATCACTGTTGGGCCTTCTTCTGGCGGCGAACCTGCGGCCCGAAATGGTTCATGACCGTGATCCACTCGGCATCGCTCAAATTCCGATAGCTGATGCTTTCATTGGTGATGTGTGTAACGGCCTGCCAGAATGCGTTCGGCTCGGCCGGATGCAGGATCGCCCACTGTGCGCGGGCGGTCTTGTAACCGGGGCTTTTCTCGTAAGGCTCACAAGGCATCCGATCAGCCCAGGCGACGCCGACGCGCGCAAGCATGCCCTTCAGCGCCTCAACGACGCTGGCGCCGTCGCTCGCTGTATGGACAAAACGCATGTCGGAAATGTCCGGCAGCTGCCGGCCCATGGCGAAGGCTTCCAAGGCACTGTCACGGCGATCGTCGATGACGCCGAGATTGTAGCAGGCGATCCAGAGCGCCCGCATCTTCGGCAGGTACTTGCCGGAAAGCTTGCGCTTGCCGTCACGGCCGTCCTGGCGAACCGGGGCGGGTCGCATCACAGTGCCGCGAAAGTTGACAAGAACCTTCTGACGCTCGACTTCCGTCATGTCCTTGATGGATGTTTTGCCGGTCAGAATGTGCAGCTTGGCGCGATAGGTGTCATCGTCCAGGCCGAGTTTCTTCTGCTCGATCTTGATGTCGGCGATGGTCTTGCTCATTTCGACATCCTCTGCGCCGCGTGGGCTGCGATGTCGGTAAGGCAGAACTCGGAAGAGCGGCTTTCGTCCTCTTCCTCGGTCACGACCAGGACGAACATCTTGCCGTCCTTCGCGTGAACAAAATGACCGTCTTTCAGGAATGCGTCGATCAGCGCCGTCAGCAGTTGGTCGGGTTCAAATGTCCTCGGCATCGTAGGCCTCGCTGATTTCGGTGTTTGTGTAGGTGGCTTTGAAGACCGGAACAAAAAAGCGCACGTAGTCCAACTGGACGGACCAGCCGCGACGTTGCGCCTTTTCCCAGGTCTCACGTTTGCGGTACTTGGACGCGATCGCCTTGGCGGCGGTCTCGCTCCATGTTTTCGGCTGAAGCTTTCCGGACGGAGAGCAGAGCACGTAGCCTTTCGCGAAGGCCGCAGGGATTTGCCGCTTACTCGTCATGGGCGACAAACTCCAACTCGGCCGGATGGCAATTGCTGTAGTGGTTGTCGCCGTGGAAGTGCACTTTTACGTAGTGCCGATGCTCGCGGCCTTCGGGCTTGATCTTGCCGTAGCGGCCCGTCACCGTGTGCCGGACAAGCCAGTTTACGGTGATCTCAATCCCGTAATAGTTGCGGATATAGTCGTAACTCATGCCCTTAGCCCCGCCGGCTCGCTTTTCAGCCAACCGAGAAAATGCAATTCCTTTCCAGACGTGGATGATTGTTTTCCCGAAACCACCGGAGGGGGCTTAAGTTGATACGTGAACGTCGTCGGGGGCAAATCCAAACAGCTGTCATCATAACTATTGCGGTTTGCGTAATTTACGGCCTGATTTACGTCACCGTTCCTGGCAAACCATCGATGATAGACCGCGCGGCAGAGTTTCTGCCGAAGGCCATTGTGGGAAAGAGCGAGCCACCTATTCGACGCTGGCTTTACGACTTCCAAGGGCTGGTAGGCGGCATTCTCGCTCTGGCAGCCGGCGTCATTACCATTGTGCAAATGAGGTCGACGGATCGCGAGGCGGCAGACCGTCACAACGAGGCGATGCGTCACGCTCGAGAAGGAAACAAAAACGCGCTCGAGAGAGCACTCAACCCCACTGTTCGGAGCCTTTGTAGCGTCAAATACTACTTGGACACCGCTGAAAAGGCGGTTCGTTCTAGAAACACTTTCGAACTGCAAAAAGAGGAACTTTTGAACAATTCTTGGCTGGTTGGAACGGCTTACAGAGACACCCTCGAAGCCCTTAACAGGGAGCAATTTGTGGTTGGTAGTGCGCTTTTTCCCGGGATGCTCGCTTACAAGGTCGCATACCTCAAAAAGCTCGTCGAGAATGATTTGGAATTTTTGCGTACTCTCGAAAATCACTTTGGGCGTGGCTTCCACAACTTGCCCAACCGTCAAGTGCGACAGCGTCTTGATGATTGCTACGGTCCATTTTTTGAGATGACGGTACTCTTGCCCGAAGTGATAACGATGATGGAAGAGATCGCGAGCAAGCACGATATCAGTGTTAGCTAAGCGGACCATATTTCAGGCCTTCGCCAGATCGATGGTGATGGCCTGCCAGTCGGCATCAGGACTTTCGCGATTGTAGAACCGCACATATTCCTTGGAGCCGGTGACACGGATCGCATCATGGATAGCTTCCATGGCCGTTTTCCAGCGGCTGTCCTCGATCTTCAGCTTCAGAAGCATGAAGACATCAGCGCGGTTCACCTGACCTTCCTTTTCGGTATTGAACGCACGGGTGACGATGGATTGAATTTCCGGGCGGCTGTCGGCGCTCCATTCCGTCAGGCACTGGTCGATCAACTGCTTTGCGATCTGAAGCTCGGGGCCGAAGGTGATGAGGTCCGACACCTGCACCTGAATTTTCATCAGGCCGTCATAGGTCTGATAGGTGCGATTGCCCTTCTTGCCGCCGATGGTCACGTTGTACTTTTCGCCAAGCAGCGCGTCCAGTGCGGAAAGGTCCGCCGCTGTATGGCCGCGAAAGCGGGAGAGTTGCGCATTCAGGTTCAGCGCAAACTCGATGCACTTGCGCACCGTTTGGTCTTCAAGTTTGTACTGATCCTTGACGTTGCCGATCGGATCGAGACCTCCCTTGGCGTTGTGCATGAACTCGCGGCCGTTGATGACAGTGACGCCAGGCTTGCTGGTTTCTTCCAGGATTACAGACTGCATTTGTTCAACCTCATAATTTAATGTGAAAGGGGATCAGGCCGCGTCGCCACCGGACGGCGCGAAAGGTGCAGGAGCATTGGAGGGTTTGGGGCGGAACTGGACGACCTTGCCGCCGTCCATGGTATCGGGCCGCATAAGGCCGAGGACCTCGGCCGTGATCGCGTTCATGTCGGAGAGCAGCTTGACGCGATCCTCAGACGCGCGGCGGTTCCACTCCGCCTGCGACCAGGCGTTTTCGAGCTTTCGCGCCAGATCGGCTATCCGGCCGAGGTGAACGATGAAGCTGGCGGACGTGACGCGATCGAGATGGATCAAACCGTGCTGCGCGACGACGCTATTCAGGTCGCGCTGCAACTCATGCAGAAAATCGGAAACGCATTCAGGCTTCGCCGTCATTCTTCTTTCCTCCAAAGTTCGGGCGGATGATGTTGCCTTCGGCCTTTTTCAGAAGGCCGGTGAGTTCGCCTGTGGCGAGCTGCTCGGCCGTCTTTGCGAGCAGCTTTCCGGCCTCGCTGTCGCGCAGAATGGAAAGCTCCAGCTCAAGATGGCCGGCCTGCTGTGACAGGGCGCGAAGGGTTTTCAGGACGGTCTGGGCGGATTCCGCGTCCAGCGTCAGTTTTTCGTCCGGCGTCATCTTTTTGGCTTCCGCGAAGATGCCCGCGAGGTAATCCAGATGAGATTTCAGGTCGGGAATTTCCGGCGTCATAGGCTGTCTCCCATGTCGCGGTTCTTCCAGGCGGCCTGAAGATGCTCCAGACGCACACCTTCCTCGCCATCTCCGATGGCAAGCATGGAGGCGGCTTTCATGGTGCGATCGATCTGGCGCAGCGCGCCCGGCTTGCTGGCAATGCCTTTCAGGAAGGTGGCGCAATCGGTGCCTTCCTCAACGCCCCACGCCTTGATGAGCATTTCAGCGTCTGCAGCCGGATTGCGCGCCGTCCTGACCTGTCGGTCAAACCGGGAAAGCACCTGCGCGCGGCTTGCAACTGAACGCCCGACGTCCTTAATGAAGGCCGTGGCGGTATCCTCATTGCCGAGCAGGGCAACGCCGCAATGGTCGTTATCGACGAAGTGGCGCAACTGGTTGACGGCTTCTGGCACGGCGTTCTGTGCCTCGTCGATGATCAACAGCGAGCCTTCACCGACACGTTTCAGCTTGGCGCCGATCGAGCGGACGAACCGCGCGGGGTTATGCTCATGCACTTCAAGTGCCGCGCAAAGTTCAACGAGCATGCCGTGAACGGTTTTGGTGCTCGGGCTAAGTGTGGCCATGAAGACGTGCGGCCGCGTGTTCAGGAAGTGCTTTGCAGCGGTGGTTTTACCGGAGCCTGCGGGCAGCGTGACGCGGATGAAACCGGATGTCACCTGGGCAAACAGCAGGGCGTTGTAAACGTCCATCCCGACCGCCGTGCGCTGGAATGGAGGCGACACCGGCATTGTGGCCGCCATGTTCTGGCTCGCGTCGAGCGCATCGAGCCAGTTGGCAACCTTCTGGTTGATGTTCGCCAAGACGCCGAGATATTTGCCGCCAAACCACGGCGACAACGTGCCGTCTGGTACATCGGTGCGGCGGGACACTTCGGCTTTCGTCCAGCCAAATTCCGTCGCAGCGTCAACCATCCGCGATGTCAGCTTGCGCCATTCATCAACGTCGGAAGCAGGATGCTTTGCGGTAAACTCGATTGTCGGTTGAGACTGTTCCCACACGCTATTTGTGTTGGTGGTCTTTTTCATGCTAGGGTTCCTTTGTTCAATTGCGGGGCGGCCTTCGGGTCGCTCATTTTTTTCGCCCTGTTGGACTGGAACCGTACTCAGTACTTCTCGGCTCTTCTTTTGCGGGCAGGCTTGCCGCCTGCCTCGGTATTCCCGGTGGGGAATTGGATGATCGCGCTTTCCCCGCCCGCCACTCGGGCGAGGCCACGCGCAAAACTGTCTTCGAATTGATCGGCGCTGACCGTCTCGACCGGCGCATGTGCAAGGTTGCCGGTGACGAGGCGCGTGACGACGGAACGAACCGGCGTTTGCGGACGCTTCGCGGCCTCGGCCTTCCGGCCTTTCTCCATGATCTCGCCAAGCTGCATCGGTGAGAGCGCCGCATTGCTCTTGGCCACGGCCTGAAGGTTTTTGACGTGCGTCTTGCGTGCCTTCTCCTGGCGACGGGCAGCACCCGTATCGGCAAAGCCGGTTTTAGCCAGGCAGTCGGCATCACAAAGGAAGCGGCCTTCCGGGTCGTAGACCTTGACCGGCTTATGCAGGTCGGCCGGGTCGAACCGAACCGTCAGCTTCTTGCCGATCCACTCGTTAAGCACCGCATTCCAGTAGCGATTACCGTGCATGTGGATCGCGCCGTCCGGCTTACGGGCGGTGATGGCCACAGCAGACAGCATCCAGAGCGAACGCTGCGCCATGCTGGCATAACGAATGATGGTGGACGGCTCCGCGATCGAAGCGTCGAACGTCTGCGCGAAACTGCGACAGTTGGCGGTTTCCGTGGTGCGGTTCAGTCGGTGATTATGCTCGTCAACGCAATGTGCGACATGGCGCTGGAGCGTTTCGAGCGGAATGGCGCTGTTGCCGTAGTTTTCTGGCTTCGCCTCTGGCTTGTTGCCGGTGTAGCAACCGGACATCGACGGATGCTTGGAGATTTCCTCGGCAAGATCGCGCCAGGCGCGCTCGATCGGCTTCGACTGACCGGAGCGCGGCTTCACGAAATGCGGCTCGATGTCGAGGGTTTTCAGGAGGCCGGCAACATCGTCCTCATTGACCTTGAATCGGTGACGCGTCTTTGCGCCGCCGGAAATCATCTTGCCCGCAAAGGCACGGCCGTTGTCCATATAGATGTGATAGGGCAGCATGCCCTCGTGGTTTTCGATCATCGAACCGATGCAGGTGCGAACCGCTTCCCATGTCTCGGCCTCGGAGAGCGTCCACGAAAGCACCTTGCGGGAATAGACATCCTGAATGCCGATCAGGATCACACGCACGGGGGGTTCCGACCATGGTGCCTTCACGAACAGGTCGAGCTGGTGACCATCGGTGTTGACGATCTCCATTGCATGTAGATGAGAAACCGTGCGCTTCTGGGCGGGGAAAAGCTGCTTTGCCTTGTCCTTGCCTTCGCGGGCGATGATCTGCGCAGCCTTTGGCACTTCCGCATCCAGGCGGCGGCGTAAGGAACGTTCCGAAGGGATCGGTGACAGGTTCTGGTCGCGGGCCACCATCATCATGCGGCGATAGCAGGCGCTAAACGACGGGCGCTCTGGCCGCAGGAAGTCGGATTTCAGGATTTTCCATGCTTCCGGGTGGCAGGGGGTGACATCGGCGGCTTCACCGCTGGCGCTGCCCGAAAACGCCGGGGCGAGTGCGGCAAGCCAGTCCTGGCGGGAATGGCCTTCGATCATCTTGCGCCACTCGTAGTAGGTTGCCGGCACGATATCGGCCTTGCGGGTAACGTGGGCGACGGCATGTTTCATGCTGATGCCCGAGGCCCGCAGTTCCTCAACTTCGGTGAGGACACCAAAGCGGGTTTTGCAGATGGCCTTATGGGCATCCGAAAGGGCTTCAAACCGGTCCCAAAGCATCTTTGAAAGCTTTGTCGGGCGCGGATCGGTCGGGTCCGCATTGAGAAAAGCAAGCTTCGCCTGCGCCACCGGAGGCAGGAAGGAATAATGGTACTCAAACCCGCCGCCCTGACCGACCTTCGGGCGGGCCTTCGCGGTGGACCGCACGCCAGAGCGGTCAATAAAAAGATCGATGCCTTTGCGCGACTGCGGCATACCGGGAAGCGCTGCTTCAGCCAGTTCGGCGGACGTGAACCATTCTTTCTTCATTTGCGCACCCGACGAATGTGCACTGGCGTCGCCTGAAGAACTTTCAGTTCCTGGGCGAGCTTCTTTTGCTCCTGCCGAATGCGGGACATTTCCGCGAGGCGGGCCTCGTCGCCTTCGAGCAGCAACAGGCCGTCATCGGAAACAACGACATCCCAAAGCCAGAAGGCGTTGGTGGCGCGGACAAACGCCTTGAAGCGCGGCATGCTGATGTCGTGGGCCGTCTTGCTTTCGGCGGTGTAGCTGTCGAGAGCGGACTTCGAGACCTTGTCCAGGCCGAGATAGTAGGCCATGCGTGCCGCGATCGTGTCGCGGTCATACTGGCATTCGCGGATGGCACGGGCCATTTCGCGTTTCAAGGTCGAACGGAAGCGGTCGATATCGAGACGTTCCGATGCAGAGCGCACCGGGAAAACTGTCTCTTTGAAAAAGTCCATCTGGTTGGGATCGCGTTTGCTGCTCATGCTGCCTCCTCGCGGATCGCGGCCATAAGCGCATCCGGCGTGTCAGACATGCCGATGTGTTCAAGGAAGCTTTCGCGGGTTTCGTCGCTCGCCTCGTCCCAGGCGGCGATCAGTTTCGTCAGGATGGTGGATTGAGAAGGAACGGGAGGCGTGGCGACCAGAGCCGGGGGCTTGGTGAAGGCCAGAACCTTCTTCACATCCGGTTCGTGTGCGAGTGCGGCGGCAACTTTCACCTGGTCTTCACGAGGCAGCTTTGCCAGCGCCAGAAGCTGCGATTGATCGTTTTCCGCCGTTGTGCCGCGAACCGCCTGCCTTAGCACCGGATCGAGATTTTTCCCGATGCTCGTCACCTTTTCGTAGGTGCTTTGGCCGAAGCCGAAGCGCTCTTTGACGCGCTCGGAAAGCTCCCGCCCACCGGAGAAAATCAAACCGTAATCGTTACGGTTTGATTTCTGATCGCCGCCACGTTTGATCGCGCCGTTTTTTTCCTCCCACAGTTCGCGGTACTTCATGACAAAGATGGCGCGATCGAGTGGGTTCAACTCGTTGCGATAGAGGTTCTCGGAGATTTCGAGCAGCTGCGCTTCAACGGCGTCGGCCTTAACGACAATGGCGTCGATCTCTGTCCAGCCGAGCAACGTTGCGGCGGTAGTGCGATAGCCGCCTGCAACTAGAGTGAAAGGAGTTCCCTTTCTCGCAGGCGTCTTGCGGATCATGATCGGGCTGATCTGCCCGTGTTCTGACATCGAAGCGGCAATCGCCTCGACGTAATCCATGTCGATCGGGCGCAGGCGCTCGCCGATATGGATGCTGGTTACGGCAACGCGAATGAACTCAGCCATATGCCGCGTCCTGTCCGGCCGCCTCGTGCAGCATGGTCATGAAGTTGTCTTTCGCCCGCGCGGCAATCCGCTCGTAAGCCTTGTCAAATACCGGTTCGAAGCGTCGCGCCTCGACGATGCGCACCGCCTGCATGACGGTCCAGCGGGCCACGCCGAGCAAGACGACCAGGCGACGGCGCGGCACGTTGAAATCGACATGAAGCACATAGATCGCCAGCTGGCGGGCAAGCTTCGCATCGAACATTTCGGCAGGGGGATCGATGATGTGACGAAGGGGAAGGTGATTGAAGTGAGAGCGTGTGGCGCGGTAGCTGGACGCCACCATCGCCTGCAGGCGCTCTTCATCGGAATACGGATTTACCATCGAAAACCTCGGGTTCGTCGCGCGGCGACGGTATTGCGGCAGATCGATGCCGGGGCGGTGGGGACCGGGATTTTGGCCGCCCCGGCATCTGGCGTCGCTCCATGGGGGTAACAGAGCGACGGTTCGGGAAATCAGCAGGATTTGGCGGCCTCTGACTGCGAGAGGAGGCGGCAAAGCTCGGGCTGCATGTCCATGGTGAGGCAATCGACAAGCTTGGCGTCGATATCTTCATCGCCTTCGCCAAGAAGGAGATCGACCAGCTTGTTTCCAGGTGTCATGTGGACATCGGCGTCCATGACGGTGGCGCTCGCCTCTGCACAGAGGACTTCCTGCAGGGCTTCCTGCAGGACAGTGTCATCGAGCAGGATGGATGCAGGGGCGTAACCGGCTGCCAGCTTGGCCTGGTTGAAATCGTACGCGGCCTTTACGATGGCGCGGGCCTGCCGCAAACGTTCGGTATCGACAGCTTCAAGATCAACGACGCAGGCAACGGCGTGCGGTTGTTTGACTTCGCGCTCTTCTACTGTTTTCGGCGAAGGCGTGAAAAGAAGCACGTCGGAAGGATGCGGGCGATCGATCAGGCCGTTTTTGACGCGTTCGTGCCAGTTAGCGAAGTCGTCAAACGTTGGCCCTTCGAGATTGCGCTTTTTCACGGCGTTGCCGAAGAAATAATAGGCTTCACGGACTGACTGCCCGCGCTCGACGATGTTGTCGAAAGTGGTGATGACCAAGTCCATGATGCGTGGCGGGACACGGTCAAAGAAAGGCACGGCGACGTAGTTGCGAACTGCTGCGGTCATTGAGCTGCTCCAGAGTTTTTGAGGATGGTGAAAAAGACGGCCGAAACGCCTGAGAACGCAGGACTAAAAATCAGCAGGGTTTCGGCCCACCGGCACACGCGAGAGCGGGCCGGAATGAAAATCGGGATGTCGAAATTGGCATGCGGTTTCGTCATTGTGAGGTGACTGCTGATCGGCGATTGTCGGGGTGTGGAGCGGCCGAGAGATTGGGACTGACAGCCGGGGCGAACGAACGCCTTGCACTCGTGCGGTAGGCTAGAGCAGCAATCCCGAACCGTTCCACGCTTCATGCTGCGGCTTGCTCCGCTTCGGCGGCACGACGGCCGTTCCGGTAATTCTCCGACGGCTGCGGGCTGAGCCTGCTGCCATCGCCGTGATAACGGGAGAACCAGAGAAGGTGCGGCCGGGTGTTCAGGGCCGCCGCGATTGCGCGTTCACCAGCAGCGTGTGGCTCGTGAACGGCATTGCCGGCTGTACCGGTCGGCAGGCAGTATTTCTTGTCGATCTCGGCAAGCGTAATTTTGGCGACGATGAGCTTGCCTTTAATACGGGCAATTTCTTCCAGCCTTCGGCGTTCGGCACGGCTTGTCTTGCCGCCGTCAGAGACACGGTGCATAAAGGATTCCTTCCAGAAGGGAGGCCCTGACCGGCCTCCTTTTTCGGGGTTACTAATTCTGCGAACACAGAAAGGTATAAGCACTTTTATGCTTATTGCAAGCACAAAAGTGCTTATGTTGATTGATGGGTAATTTTGCTGTGACCGACATTGGCGCGCGAGCCAAATTGGTGCGCGACGAAAACGGATTGTCTCAACAGGAGATAGCCGACAAACTTGGCATGTCCCTGCGCGGATGGCAGAAAATCGAGAGAGGGGAAGGAACTCCGAACGGAGAAACCTTGCTTGGATTCGACAAGTTTGGAATTAACCCAGGCTGGGTGTTAACGGGCGTCGGGCCGAAATATCTAGGCCAACCGCAGGAAAAAGGTCTAGCGGCTGAAACGCTCATATTCCGTGCCGTGGAAGAAATGAAATCTGTTGCAGCGAACGCGGCAGAGATGGTTCGTGAAACCTTCGATCCGCCGCCGGCGCCGACGATCAAATTTCTCCCGTTAAAAGCTTCGGCGGGTCCCGGTGCCACTGTTCTCAACGAGTCCAATGGCATCGATTTGGACATGGACGCCTTGGCCGCAAAAGTGCTGCGCATTCGACGTAAATATATTCGCCTCTTGGAGGTGAAAGGCGATAGCATGTTGCCGACATTGGCCCATGGGGATTTTGCCGTAATTGATACAAGCCAACCTCAAGCGGACCAAGAGCCTTCGGACGACAAGGTTTATGTAGTTTCCATCAATGGTGATCTTTACGTAAAACGAGCGCTGTGGGTCGGTATAGAGACGCTGGAGTGGCGGTCCGACAACAATGCGATGCAATACGCACCGATCATCTTGCACAGACACGAGTTGAACACTGTCAAAGTGATCGGGCGGGTAATTTGGTCTTGGAAACCGATTTGAGGTAGGCGAACTTGAATTGTAGCATCGAGATGCTGACCGCTATTGGAGATTTTCTCCAAGGCATTGGCTCGGTAGCTAGCGCTATCGCTATATTAGTTGCAGCGTACCTTGGAACAAATAGTATTGCAAAATGGAAAGCTCAAAAGCTCGAGGAGCGTAAAATCGAGCAGGCAGAGCGGATTCTAGTTGCGACTTACAACGTCAGGCGCAGCCTCGGATATGTCCGCAACCCCGCAATGTGGGCATATGAATTAAATCAAGCTGAGGAGCGTTTAAAAGAGGCAGGGCTTTGGGATGGAACCGTATCCGGTAGCCAAAAGAGGCTTAGAACTAAAACAGCGTATTACGACCGACTTGATGCAGCGGCAGATGATCGTAAAAAGCTCGAGGAATGTCAGCCGATGGCCCGAGCGCTTTTTAGTGAGGAGCTTGAGACAGCGCTAGCTCAACTGAACCATCAATTCCATGTGGTGCGCGTCTACGTTGACGCGCAGGCTGCGGACGATGGGACTGGAAATCCTGAGCTCACGCGAATAATTGAGGGCACGGTCTGGGCGGGCTATCCTGATGCGGATAGCAACCCGATGGATCAAAAAATCAAGTCCGAAGTCAAAACAATCGAAGACATTTGCGTAGCCGTCCTTAGGACGGCCACTTCTTAG